GACGGCGCAACTGTTGTGGAAACATGGGTTGCAAAGGCTGACTTCTCCATTGGAGAGGAACAGGTCAAGAAAGGCACATGGCTCATGACCGTCGAGGTCACAGACCCGGAGGTTTGGTCCGCCATCGAGAAGGGCGATATCACCGGCTTTTCGATGGGCGGCATGGGAACTTACAGCGAGGAGGACGTAGATTTGGACACCGTGACAAAACAGCAGGAACCCGGCGAGAAGAAGGGCTTGCTCAAGGCACTGGCAAAGGCGCTCGGCTTCGATATGGTGGAGAAGGGCGCTATGGCGGAACTCTACGAGGAACGCACGAAAAACTCCCGTTTCTGGGAGGCATTCTACGCTCTCGAAGATACGCTGCGTCACTGGGACTATTACAGCGACAAGCAAATCTATGAGACCGACAAAGACAAAATCCGCGAGAGCCTTGAGGACTTCAACCAGATCATTACTGATCTGCTCACCAGCGAGGAAAACATCACGAAGTCGCTCATGGCCGACCGGCCTGTGGAAAAGGCCGGCAAGAAAATGAGCAGCAAGAATAAGGAAACGCTCTGCGCTATCTATGAGAGCCTTGGGACGTTTCTGAAGGAGTTCGACGACCCCGATGATGACCCCGACAAGAAGGAGGACGGCTCCGAGGGGGCAGAAGGCTCCGAGAAAAAAACCGACAAGGAGGACACGCAAGTGACTAAACAGGATTTGGAAAAGGCTGTGGAGGCCGCCGTTACCAAGGCGCTCGGCAGCACCGCGCCGGAGCAGCAGCCCCAGGAGGGCGGCGAGGCTGTTGCCAAGGCCCAGGCCGCCCCCGGCGCAGACCCCGCAGCGGAGATCACCCCGGAGGCCATTGAGAAGATGGTCGAATCGGCCATTGAAAAGGCCATGCAGCCGCGGGAGGAAGCCATCACCTCCACCCAGATGGAGGAAATGATTAACTCCGCCGTCGCAAAGGCTCTTGACCCGGTGCTCAAGAGCAGAGGGCTTCCCAGCAACCTGGGTACCGGCACCGTGGAGAAGCAGGAAGAGCACTTCCTCCACGGCATTCTTTAATCACAGAAGGAGGATAACGAAATGCCTACCAACAGACAGATTGTCCGCGCTGCGGGCGACCCCATCCAGACCGGCACGCTCTCCAGCGGCCTTCTCAACCCGGAGCAGGCCCGCAAGTTTATCCAGATGACTTTTGAAGCTACCAACCTTGGCCCGCTCGTCCGGCATGAGATGCGCCAGGCCAAGACCGGCGAGATCGACAAGATCGGCATCGCCCGCCGCATCCTGCGGAAGAAGACCGAAAATACGGATGACGGCTACCGCGCCACCGTGAACACCTCCCAGATCGAATACAGCACGACCGCTGTGCGCCTGCCCTGGGAGATCACCGAGGAGACCTTGCGGGAGAACATCGAGGGCCAGGCCCTTGAGGGCATCATCACCGGCCTTATGACCTCCCAGCTCGGCGTTGACCTTGAGGACCTGTACCTCAATGGCGATGAGGACATCGACAGTTCCGACGAGGACTACGACTTCCTCAAAATCAACGACGGCTGGATCAAGCAGTTCAAAGACGGCGGCCACGTCTATGACGCCTCCGGCGAGAGCGAAATGAGCCTGGATCTGTTTTACAAGACCTTGCAGCAGATTCCCAACAAGTACAACAACGGCAAGCTCCGCTGGCTGATGTCTCCCAAGCGGGCGCAGCAGTGGGAACTGTTCCTGCTCAACAAGGTCATCGGCCAGGGCGGCGCTGTCCCTGATAACATCTACACCGCTCCGGCCCGTATCCCTGCTATCGAGTGCCCGTCCCTGGACGATGGGACCATTATGCTGACCGACCCCAAGAACCTCATTGTGGTCAACACCTACGCCATGCAGATTCGCAAGACCACCGAGGGCAAGGAGGCCATCATGCAGGACAAGCGGTTCTATGTTATCCACCTGGATTTCGACCCCATTGTGGAAGAACTGGACGCCACGGCTATCATCACCGGCGTTCCCTCCATCCAGTGAGAGGGGGCGCAGTTATGTACCGTATCATGCTGATTAAGGGGCTCTCCTATACCGGCTTCGGCGGCAAGGTCAAGGCCACCAGGAAGAACCCTATTGCCACCGTGGAGGATGAGGCCATCGCAAAGGCAGTTGTTGCCTCCGGCTTCTTCAAGTATGTTGAGGAGGTGGAGACAGTGGACGAGGCCCCTGCACTCACCGGCCACCTCGACCCGACCCAGCTTGAGGGCATGAAGGTCGAGGAACTCAAGGCCCTGGCCGCGCAGATGGGCATCGACACAAAGGGCATGAAGGCCAAGCAGGACTACATCGACGCCATCACCGCACAGGAGGTCAACGTACCCGGCGATGCCATCATCGGTGATGGCGATAACGAGCCGGACTACACCGCCGAGCGGTAAGGAGGTGGCGGCCCATGGCTGAAAGGCCCTGGATCAAGCCGAGCGAAGTCAAAGCCTATACTGATATCCAAGCTGTCCAGGAGCGGGACGAAGCCAAGCTGGAAGTGGATATTATGCGGGCGGAGCAGTATGTCATCACCTACACCCACAACAGGTTCGGGGAGGTTGACGACGTGCCAGCGGCGGTTAAAACCGCCGTTATCCTGCTGGCTGAGGCGTATGCCTCTTATGCCAACACCCTCAAGGAAACGAAAGGCGGCGCATTCAAGTCCGAAACATTTGACGACTACTCCTATAGCGTGGGAGACAGCGCCTTTGAGGACTTTGTGAAGGCTCTTGACCTGGCTGCCCTTCTGGATGATTATGTCGTTTCGCAGGCAAACGGCAGCGTCACCATGCGACTTCGGAAGTTATAAGGGGGTATGCGGTATGAGCCTGGAAAGCCTGCTCAACCACACCTGCGACATCTACCACATTCAGAAGGAGGGCAAGTCGCCGGGCTTCGGCCTGGCTTCGTCGCCCTCCTTCTCTTATCCAACGGAGCCGGATATCAAATGCCAAGTCTGTCACTTCGGCGTGAAGTCCATGAGCGTTACCATCACCCAGACAGAACCGGCAAATCTTATGGACGCAAAAATCAAGCTGACGCTCCCGCTCGGAACAGACTTGCGAATCAACGACAAGATCGTGGACTGCGCCTCTGGGCTTGAATACACGGCAGAGCAGCCGGTCAACGTCCGTGACCACCACCTGTTCGTCTACATCAAGCGGAAGGAGGCTCAAAAGGCACTGTAATGGCTACATTTGAAGTTGACATGGGTGACTTCCGAGCCTTTTTCCAGCGAATGGAGCAAGCGGCCAAGGGCGATTTCCGGAAAGAGTTTGAGACATTCCTGGAGGGGCTGGGCGAGGAGTTTTTGCGAATCGTACAGGATGAGTTCATCAGCCGTCACAGAAACAAGGGCGACGGGCAGAGCATATCTGCATTGTGGCAGAGTTTCCAGCGGGACGGCGACAGCAACGTCTGGCGGTACGCAGACGACAACATGACTCTTGAGGTCGGTACAGAGCTGGATTATGCAGCCTACGCCAACTACGGGCATAGGACGCTCGACCCGGCAAAAGGGAAATATTTCACTCTCCCCAATGGGGAGATGGCCCGGTTTGTCCCCGGCTACTGGAACGGAGACCGCTTTGTCTACGACAGAGCGGCGGACGGCGGCATGGTGCTGAAATACCACTGGGTGGAGGGGATTCATTTTTGGGAAGCTGCCCTTCACGCTATGGAACGTCTCTGCCCGTCCATCCTGGAGGCCAAGCTGCAAGCCTGGATGAATGACTACTTCGGATAGGAGGCGAACATCGTGGAACTTGAGCAAGAGGTTGCCAGCGTTATCGCTGCTGCACAGCGTATAGCCGGGGACATTGGCTATTACTACTGGAATCTCCCGGAGAATTTCAAATGCCCGGCCATGTTTTTCCCCATACCGGAGATCACCACAGGCGGCGACACCTTTCGCTCTTACGCCTCTGAATATTCGTGGTACATCAAGGTTTTTTCGGAAACCACGGAGCAGGCCCACTGTATCGCACTCGCCGTACTCACCGCACTAAAAGAGGCCCGCAACTATGTTCCCCTCATCGACGAGGAAGGACGGCCGACAGGCAAGAAGCTGCGTCTCAAAGATCCGTCCCTCAAAAAGATAGATGATGGGATAGTTGAGCTCGTCATCGAATGGACGAGCCGCAGAGCGTATGACGGCAACGAGCCCTTGAAGGTGCAGACTGTAAATATCAACATCAAGCCAAAGGAGGATTAACCAAATGGCGAAAAAGACCACCGCCACCGCCCCCACCACAAAGGCGGAGCGGAAAATCCCCATTGATAAGCTGCGCAGGAGCTGCGTCAAGCTGTTTGGAGTAACGCCCAGCACGTTTGACGGAGCCACCGTCGGCCTCACGGGGGCATTCACCGTGGAAGAAATGCAGGCTCGGATTGATACCTGGCTCAACACACCGGTCAATCTGGGTCAGAAGAAGGAGGGCTAAGAGATGGCCGGAGGAACATGGAATAAGCTGTCGCTCAAAGAGCGGCCCGGCACCTACATCAACTTCCAGAGCGATAAGACCAATGTGGTCAGCATTGCCGAGCGCGGCACCGCCATTATGCCGCTGTTAGGCCACAACTATGGTCCTGCCGGGGAGTTTATCACCATTGAGAGCAGCTCCCCCGATGCGCAATACACCAAACTGGGGTACAGCGTCTACGAGGAACCCATGCTGCTGGTCAAGGAAATGTTCAAGAACGCCAAGACCGTCATCCTCTACATCCCCGCCCAAGGTGACAAGGCGAAAGCCACCGTCACTTTCGGCGCCGATGCTCCTGTGGATGCTGAGGGGGACGAGGCGAATCTGGAGGTCAGCGGCTCCGACCCCATCACCCTCAAAGCGTCTGCGATGTACGGAGGTGAGCGAGGCAATGCTCTGAGCTTCGATTGCACCCCCAATGAGGACGATGACGAGGCCTTTGATGTAAGCGTCTATCTGGACAACTCCGCCGTGGAAACCTTTGAGGGGTTGAAGACCATTGGAGACCTCATTGCCGCCGGTTCTGCATGGATCACCTTCAAGGGCAACGAAGATGCCGCTTTGGAAGACTTTTCTGCCATTAGCCTTGAAGGCGGCACCAACGGCACCGTCAACACGGTGGATATGACGAAGTTCCTGGACGCATCGGAGGCCATTCACTGGAACACGATGGCCTTTCCTGTGGACAGCGCCGAGAACAGCAGCCTTTTGACGGCTGCCGTCAGCAAGATCAAATATCTTCGGGACGATGTAGGCAAATACCGCAAGCTGGTGGTGGCAAACTACGCCCCGGACTATGAGGGCGTCATCAACGTGTGCAATGGCTACGTTCTGAGCGACGGGACTGTGGTGGATGCGATCAAGGCCACCGCCTGGGTCGCCGGGGCGGACGCAGGCGCGGATTGCGTCACCAGCAACACCTACAAGTCGGTGGAGGACGCCTCCGACATTGATGGACTGCTTACCCACACCGAGGCCGTGGCCGCAATCAAGGCCGGCAAGTTCTTCTTCTCTTTCAACGAGAGCAATGAGGTCGTTGTGGAGTACGACATCAACTCCCTCACCACCTACGGCGACGGCAAGAAGGGGAAGAACTGGAGGAAGAACCGCGTCCTGCGTGTCATGGACAGCTTCGGCGAGAGCGTCCAGGCCAATTTCCCGCCCAACCGATTCGACAACGACCCGGACGGGTGGAACATCATGGAGGGCCTTGGCAAGTCCATCCTGAAGCTCTACGGCCAGAAGTCTGACGGCGGAGTCGGCGCCCTCAAGAACATCGACTACGACAACGATTTCCTGGTGGACCGGGAGCAGTCTGAGGATGACGAAACCTATTTCAACTGCTATATCCAGCCGGTGGACAGCTCTGAAAAGCTGTACTTCACCATCACCACGCATTAACAGGAAGGGAGGTAAACCAGTATGTCTCTCATGCAGTACAACAAGAACCCCATCTCGCTCCGTGAAGGCAAGGCGTTCATCGACGGCGTTGAGGTGATGGACAGCATTAAGATCCAAATCAAGTTCACCCCGGACGTCTGGACCGGGCGGCAGCTGGGCGAACGCACCCCCAGCAGCCGGTGGCTGGGCGCGACGATCACAGGCACCATGACCCGCCGGCGCAGCACCCCTTGGCTGAAAGAGGCCATCAAGAAGTACATGGACAGCAAGGAAACGCCGGAGTTTACGATTCAGGGAATCATGAACGACGAAAACAGCGACTACTATGCCGACAACGGGGCAGAAACCGTTACCTGCCTTGGCTGCGTTCTCACCGGCGACCTCAATCTCATCGACCTGGACAGCAGCGGCAACGTGGTTGAGGACAGCATCGCATTCAACATCAAGGATATCACCTGATCTGAATCCCCGCCCTCCCGGCGAGGGCGGGGCTGATATTCTACTTGGAAGGGAGTCATCACCATGAAAAAAGATTTGAAATACTTCATGCGTTCTGTGGAGCCGGAGATCGTCACCGTTCCCGGCCCGGATACTATCAAGGACGAAGACGGCAACGTCCTGCCCTTGGAGATCAAAGTGCTTTCGCAGGAGGCCATCAACAAAATCAACGATATGTACCGGGAAAAGAGCATGGCAACAGATAAGAAGGGCAATCCCCTTATCTACAACGGCGAGGTGGTCTGGAAGGTCACCAAAGACCCGGCACGTGCATCCCGGCACCTCATCGTGGCGGCACTGCAGTTCCCCGATCTGAGCGACCCCGACCTGATGAAGCACTTCGGCTGCGTGGACGTCACGGAAATGCCCCTCAAGGTGTTCCCGAAGCCTGACGAGTACCAGCACGTTTCGCGGATGGTCATGAAAGCACTGGGCCTCTCCGCGGAAGTTGACGACGACGAGGAGCTTGAAGACGCAAAAAACTAATCCGGGAGGCCGGAAGCGACGCTTACTGGTGCCATGTGTTATGGCAGCGGCACAACCTCCGCCCGGAGGAATTTGAGGCGATGCCTCGCAGTAAGCAGCTTTTCTTCATCGCCTCCGAATTAGAAGAAGATGCAAACCCAACACGCTATATCAGGACCATCAAAGCCAGAAAGGGGTGATGAAAGGTGGCTGACCTACTCGCAAGATTCAGACTGGTCGATGAAATGAGCGCAGCTTTGGATAACCTGGCTCAAAAGGGCCAGAGCATGGCTGACAGCATGGAACAGGCCGGTTCTGAGGCCAGTGCCGCCTTTGACGGCATCTCCCGGGGCGCGTCATCCGCCGTAACGTCTGTGGACGGCGTAGCTTCATCCTTATCTGGGGCATCAGACCAGACCGACCACTGGACGGATGCCATAGGCAGCTACGACAAGGAGGCAATGGAGGCCATCTACACCACCGAGGAATTGGTGGAGGCCGGTTATAAGACCGAGGACGCCCTGGACGCCGCAGCGAAGGCCGCCCAGGAGCAGGCGGACGCCATCGACAAAGGCACTCGCGTCATGGAGGAATTTCGCCAGACCATCGACGATCAGGAACGAGAGCTTGAGGAACTGCAGGAGGCGTACATGGGCGTGGTGCTGTCCGAGGGCAAGCATTCTGACAGCGCCAAGAGCCTCAAAAAAGAGATAAAGGATCTCTCGTCCACCCTTGAGGATAACAAGGAAGAGCTGGAAGACCTTGAAAAGCAGTCCGGCAAGACCGGCCAGTCCGGCGCGGACGCTATGAGCACTCTATCCAGCGCCCTCACGGCGGCGGGCATCACAAAGACGCTCTCCGAAATGACAGAAGCCTTTATGGAGTGCTCTGAGGCCGCAGCGGAGTTTGAGACCGCAACCATGAAGATCTCTACCGTAGCGGATACCACCAACACATCGCTCTCTACTATTTCCTCCGATATATCAACTCTATCCAGGCAGACGGGTATCAGTGTCGGCGAATTGTCCGAGGCAACCTACTCCGCAATCTCCGCCAGCGTGGACACTGCCAAATCGGTGGAGTTTACCGCCACGGCGACCAAGCTGGCGGCAGGCGGCTTTACATCATCCTCGACGGCGGTAGATGTGCTGACTACGGCGCTCAATGCCTACGGGCTTGGAGCCGAAAAAGCGGAGAGCATTTCCGATATGCTCATTACCACCCAAAACCTCGGCAAAACCACGGTGGACGAGTTGGCGGCCTCTGTCGGCAAAGTTATCCCGCTGGCATCTGCCTACGGCGTGGAGATGGATAATCTGTCTGCGGCCTATGCAGAACTGACCAAAGGCGGCATTGCCACCGCAGAAGCCGGAACATACCTCAAGTCCATGCTGAATGAATTGGGCGATAGTGGCAGCACTGTTTCCACCGTCCTCAAGGAGCAGACTGGCAGTTCCTTTGCTCAACTGATGGAGCAGGGCTACTCCCTGGGTGATGTGATGGACGTGCTGGGACAGAGCGTGAACGGGGACGCAGGCGCATTCAACGAATTGTGGAGCAGTTCGGAGGCCGGTATCGGCGCCCTGTCTCTCTACAACGCAGGAGCGGCGCAGTTTAACACGACCCTTAATGCCATGCAGACCTCCGCAGGGGCAACTACGGCAGCCTATGAAACCATGACGGACACCACTGCCCACGCACAGGAGGAACTATCCAACGCGGCGGACAATCTGCAAATCTCCATCGGCCAGCAGGTCAATCCGCTTGTGGAAAAGCTCTATGGACTGGGCACCAATGTTCTCAACTTTATATCGGAGTTCGTCTCTGAGCACCCGGTTCTCACCAAGGCAATATCCGCAATAGGCGTTGGACTGGGTGTGGCGGCCACAGCAATGGTCGCCGTTACGGTTGCAACCACCGTGGCGATACCTGCAATCGTTTCCTTTGGTACCGCCCTAAATGCAGCACTCGGCCCGATTGGGTGGGTTGCAGCGGGCATTACAGCCCTTGTTGCTGCCGGTGCCGCCCT